CAAGCAAAGATTAAACAAATTGTTGCAGAAGGCATGACTGTCATGCAAGAGATTCAAGACCTTACAGAAGGACTGAACGAAACAATTAAAGCAGTAGCAGAAGAACTAGAAGTCAAGCCTAGTGTTATTAAAAAAGCAATTAAGATTGCACAGAAAGATACATGGGATCAAGTGTTCCGTGAATTTGATGATCTTGAAACCATTGTTGATATTAGTGGACATAGTTTCCGTAAGGAAGAATAATGAATGAAATATTCAGCGGAACATTCAATTGGATCCGAGACGATTACAAAAGCGATCGATTTCGTTTTTGTCTTGAGGTCCTTGCTTGGGCTATATCTATTGGCTGTGCTATCACTATGGCCTCAACCGTGCCTACTCCTCCTCTTCTCATCTTGTACCCCATTTGGATTACAGGTTGTGCTATATACGCTTGGTGTGCTTATAGTAGGCGTTCCTTTGGTATGCTGGCTAATTACATGTTGCTTACCACAATCGATTCAATCGGATTGATTAGGATGCTCGTCGGTTCTCAATAAATATTATTTTAAATTACAGTTTGATCAGCTACAAATGATCACAAAGAAGGTTGCCGGCCATAAGCGGTAGGAGAAAAATATGAGTTATGTAGACGCGATCTGGAATCGTGATAAAGACATCATCTATGTTGTCGAACGGGATCCTAAAAAAGGCAGGATCTTCCAAGAATACCCCGCACGTTATCTTTTCTATTACCCCGATCAACGGGGCAAATATAAATCTATCTACGGCGAAAATCTTAACAAGGTTACTTCTAAGAGCTATAAAGAGTTCATGAAGGAAAAGAAGATACACAGCAGTCACAGTCTGTATGAAAGTGATATCAATCCAATATTTCGAAATCTAGAAGAAAATTATCTAGGCAAAGATGCACCTAAACTAAATGTAGCATGGTTTGACATTGAGGTGGACTTTGATCCAGAACGTGGCTATAGCACTCCAGAGAATGCTTTTATGCCAATTACTGCAATCGCTGTTCACCTACAATGGTTAGACACCCTTGTGTGTTTTGCTGTTCCTCCGAAAACTCTTACAATGGCAGAAGCAGTTGAGCAGGTTAAAGACTTCCCAAATACAATATTATTTGAAACTGAGGGAGAAATGCTCAATGCCTTTTTAGATATCATTGAAGATGCAGATATTTTAAGTGGGTGGAATAGTGAAGGTTTTGATATTCCATATACTGTAAATAGAGTAACAAAGGTGTTAAGCAAAGAAGACACAAGACGATTTTGCCTTTGGGATCAATTTCCAAAGAAACGGGAGTACGAAAAATATGGAAAAGCGGCTGTTACTTATGACTTGGTTGGTCGCGTTCATTTGGACAGTCTCGAGCTGTACCGAAAGTACACCTATGAAGAACGTCACTCTTACAGATTGGATGCCATTGGAGAAATGGAGATAGGTGAATCTAAGACTGTCTATGAAGGCACACTGGATCAACTGTACAATAATGATTTTAAAAAGTTTATTGAGTACAACAGGCAAGATTGTGCCTTGCTTGACAAACTTGATAAGAAATTAAAATTCCTCGACCTTGCCAACACACTTGCACACGAATGTACTGTATTGTTACAGACCACAATGGGTGCTGTTGCTGTTACAGAACAGGCCATTGTAAATGAGGCACACCACCGTGGATTAATTGTGCCAAGTCGTCCAATACGCGATGAAGATGCTAACAATCAAGCCGCAGGTGCGTATGTGGCATACCCTAAAAAAGGACTTCATGACTGGATTGGGTCAATGGACATCAACTCATTGTACCCAAGTGCAATTCGTGCATTGAATATGGGTCCAGAAACTATTGTCGGACAACTGCGTCAAGATAGAACTGATCAATTTATTCAAGAACAGATACTGGTGCATAAGAAATCATTTGCATCTGCCTGGGAAGGTATGTTTGGTAGTTTAGAATACGAAGCAGTTATGCGGCAAGACAAAGCATATGAAATTACTGTTGATTGGCAAAATGGTGAACAGGACGTATTAAGTGCAGCCGAAGTTTACAGATTAATTTTTGAAAGCAATCAGTCCTGGATGTTGAGTGCTAATGGTACAATCTTTACCTACGAGAATGAAGGTATTATTCCCGGCTTGCTCAAGCGTTGGTATGCCGAACGTAAAGATATGCAGAAAAAACTTAAGGCAGCAATTGATGCTGGAAATAAAATTGAAGAAGAATACTGGGACAAGCGACAACTAGTTAAGAAGATTAACCTAAACAGTTTGTACGGTGCTATTTTGAATCCAGGTTGTAGATTCTTTGACAAACGAATCGGACAGTCAACTACGTTAACAGGCCGTGCCATTGCACGTCACATGGCAGGCAAAGTTAATGAAATGATCACAGGTGAGTTTGATCACGTAGGTAAAAGCATTATCTATGGCGATACTGACTCATGCTATTTTTCAGCATATAACGCATTAAAGATTGATATTCAAAAGAAATTAATTCCTTGGGATAAAGAAATTGTTATTCAATTGTATAATACTATTGCTGATAATGTTAATGCTACGTTTCCGCAGTTTATGTTAGATGCATTCCATTGTCCAAAATCAAGAGGCGAAGTGATCAAGGCTGGTCGTGAATTTGTTGCTATCAAAGGCATCTATATGACAAAAAAACGCTATGCTATCCTGTACTACGACAAAGAAAATAAGCGCACAGACGTAGATGGGAAGCCGGGAAAGATCAAGGCCATGGGCTTGGATTTGAAGCGTAGTGATACTCCGGAATTTATGCAAAAGTTTTTAGAAGAAATTTTAACCAAAGTACTTAACAATGCACAAGAGAAAGAGATACTAGAACGCATTAGTGAATTCCGAACTGAGTTTAAAGCTAGACCAGGTTGGGAGAAAGGCAGTCCAAAACGTGCTAACAATATTGCCGACTACCAGGCGCAGGAAGAAAAGAAGGGTAAGGCTAATATGCCCGGACATGTTCGAGCAAGTATTAACTGGAATACATTGCGCCGGATGAACGGTGACAAATACAGCCAACAGATTGTTGACGGTATGAAGGTCATTGTTTGTAAGGTCAAAGACAATCCATTGGGCTATACCAGCGTTGCTTATCCAGTCGATGAACTACGTTTACCTAAATGGTTCCAAGAACTTCCATTTGATCACAGTGAAATGGAAGCAACTATTATCAATAACAAACTTGATAACCTCATTGGAGTTCTAGAGTGGGATCTAGACTCTACAACACAAGATAATACATTTGGAAAATTATTCAGCTTTGACTAAAATATTACTTGACTTTTTCCCTAAATCTAAATAAACTATACAAAAGGACTATTACATGAAAGACATTCTACAAGACATCGTGAGTCATACTCACAACCTAGGTTTCCTAAACATCGTTAAGATCACAGGTACCGACGAAACTACAAAAATTGACTCTATGGCAGATGACAGGACTGTAGTTATGTTTGGCGAAACAGCAAATCCACAACCAGAGATGATTGGTGTATTCGGCATGCCGCAACTAAACAAATTGAAGTATAACCTCGAGTGTCCAGAATACAAAGAAGATGCAACAATTGAATTAATGACTGCTGACAGAAATGGCGAAACTATTCCAATTGGTTTACATTTTGAAAACAAAGCAGGTGACTTTAAAAACGACTATCGTTTTATGAACACTGAAATCATCAACGAAAAACTCAAGTCAACTACTTTCCGCGGTGTTAAGTGGGATGTTGAGGTTAATCCTACACAAAGTAGCGTACAGCGTTTTAGTTTCCAAGCAGCCGCAAACAGCGAACATGCTACGTTCTTAGCCAAGACAGACGGAGACAAATTGAAGTTCACGTTTGGTGACATGAGTTCACATGGTGGTGAGTTTATCTTTGCTATAGGCGTTACAGGAACATTAAACAAGGCGTGGACATGGCCAGTTGCTCCTATTCTAAGTATTTTAAAAATTGCCGACGTTAACAATACAACTATGAGTTTGTCTAATGAAGGTGCATTGCAAATTACATTAGATAGCGGTCTAGCTGTATACAAATATATTATTCCTGCACAGACATGATCAAAGGGCTAGCCCATACGGGAAAATATCTCCAGGTAACTGGAGGTAGTCCAATGAATCCGTATATTCCTGCTGGTGGGCAATCTACGGGAATGGTTCGTTATAATACTAATATGAATACTATGGAAGTATATGATGGATCAACATGGAAAGAATTTACAAGTTATGCCAGCATATCAATGACAGGTGAAGCAGAGGTATTACTCGATTGGGCCCATAAAAAACGCGATGAAGAAATGCAAATGGAATCATTGGCTAAAGAACATCCTGCTGTACAAATTGCTTTGGATAATTTAAAAAAGGCAAAGCTACAATTAGATGCTACAATAATATTAAGTAAAGAACATGACACATCAACAAGTTAACCTAACACCATTACAGAAGGATTATGCTGTATATCTTCCGGCCATCAGCTCGTTTTACAGCACCTATATTGCTAAACAACGATTAGAGAAGTTTATCTCAGATGAACGTATCCCTAAAGGATTCGATCGAGGCATCGAAGGCATGAACTTCCTTAATCCTGAAGAAGGATACTTTACTTACAAGTATGGTTTGTATTCAGCAGGTCATGCACAATTAGATCTACAAAAGAGTCTTGTACAGGAATCAATGATTCAACAACGAGATCGTGGCAACACAATGATCTTAGGTGACTCCGGTGGATACCAGATCGGTAAGGGTGTTCTTAAGTTTGATTGGTTAGACTTTGAAGGCAAAGAAGCTACTAAGACTCGTCAAAAGATTCTTGAGTGGTTAGAAGTAACCGCAGACTGGTCAATGATGCTAGACGTTCCAACCTGGGCTTGTGACCATATTCACAGTCCAAAGACTGGATTAAAAACATTTGAAGACTGTCTAGAAAAAACACAGTACAATAATGATTACTTCTTGATGAATAGATTAGGTCAAACTAAATGGCTTAACGTGCTACAAGGCGGTGATTGGGATACTGCTGAACAGTGGTATCAAGGTGTAAAAGAATTTAGCGACCCAGCAGGTAAGTATGCAGGTCGTGAAGCAGAAGGTTGGGCCTTTGGTGGTGCTAACATGTGTAAAATGGATATCACGTTAAAGCGTCTAATGACCTTGCGTGAAGATGGTTTGCTGAAGGGCAAAAACTGGATCCACTTTTTGGGTACAGCACAGTTAGATTGGTCATGCTATCTAACATTAATTCAACGACAAATCAGGAAACATATCAATGAAGAGCTTACCATATCTTTTGACTGCGCCTCACCGTTCATTGCAACAGCGCACGGACTTGTCTACACCAACGCAGTCCACACTCCCAAAAGGTGGAGTGTTATTATGGACAAGGCACCAGATAATAAAGCACTCGCAGGATCGGACATTCCGTTTCCCTTCGAAAGCGAAATTGGCCGCAGACTAACACTTGCAGATATATGTCACTATGCTCCAGGCATGTTAAACAAAATTGGCAAGGAAGGTAAGACTAGTTGGGATAGTTTTGCCTATGCTTTAATGATGGGTCATAATGTGTACTGCCATATTGTTGCTGTACAACGTGCTCAACAATTAATGGACATTGAAATTGCTAAGACTAAATCTAAGCTATCGTGGAAGCATTGGAAGAAAGTCAAGTCGCAAGATATGAGCGATGAGTACAGTGATTGGGTTCCACGTAACATCCTATACTTTAGTAGTTTTATTGAAGACTTGTTTAATACTAAAACTAAAGATGAAGCATTTGCTATG